ATTTAGCCTCTTTTACGGTTTTAACCTTGTCAAAGGTACCTAAGATTTTAGCTTTTTGTTGTTCATTCAATGATTCTGATTTGAAGATTTTATTAGAATAAAGAAGTTTAGCGTTTAATACTTTAATTTCATTTAATTCAGATTTTAAAGTATTAATAGTTTTTACAGCTTCATCTAATTCTCCCTTGTAAGAAGGTTTCATTTTAGATTCGTCAACAGCTGTATCTCCATCATCCTCAATTTCTAATTCTCCATCATCAGTTTCAATATCAACGTCATCTTCGAATTCTTCAGAAGGTTCAAGCTCTCCGGCTTTCACCATATCTTCTATGACACTTTCTATGAACTTTTTAAGGTCTTCTTCAGACATATCTTCAATGTCGATTTCTTCATCTTCAACTTCGTCGCCTTCAGCTTCGTCGCCTTCAGCTTCGTCGCTTTCAGTTTCTTCATCTTCATTAAGATTTTTGTCTTCAGAAACCTCACTTTCTAATTCAGATATGATTTCATCTAAATCCATTTCCTCGTCCATGTCTTCTTTTACTCCTTTACTTGCAGCTTCTCCGGTTTTGTCTAATACGTTTACAATACCTTTAGCGACTTTATTACCTTTTTTGGCTGCTTTTTTAATAGCATTGTATGCCCCATCTGCAGCTAATGCAGTTGCAGGGATACCTATCGCAGTGGCAAGAGCAACAAGTCCAGGATCTGCCATTTCATTGATGTCGTCTTTGTCGTAACCTTCGTCCATGTCGTCTTTGTCATAGCTTTCGTCCATGTCGTCTTTGTCGTAACCTTCGTCCATGTCGTCTTTGTCGTAACCTTCGTCCATGTCATCTTTAGAAGATTCACTTACATCCTCGTTTTCCATTTCTTCTATTTTTTGAGCTAAAAGAGCAGAAATTTGAGGGGAAAATTCTTCTTCTAAAGTAGTTTTTGCGTTTGCTATTGCTGATTCTTTTACGGTTTTAGCTGTAGCAATAGCATCTTTAAAAAATTCTCTGTCCATTTTTCCTAAATTTTAGTTGGGAAAGTACGTTTATTTGAAACGTAATATTATATACTTCGATTATAATGATATCATATAGAAATGATATATTGCATGTATACATATGTGAGATTTATAAAAACATAAAAAAAAGTTCTCTATTTAGAGAACTTATACAAAAATATATGCTATTTATATATTATAGTACAGGACAAGTACCTTTTTCACATAGTATTTCAGTTATAATTGAATTAACTTTGGAATATTTATTAAAGTTTTGAATTTGAGATTCGTTAAGTGATTCTTTAAGGGGGTGCATCCACGAATCTGGGTTTGAGGGGGTGCTTACAAAATCCCAACAAAGTAGCTCAAAATCATCTTGTACTTCTAACATACCATTATTTAATTCTTGAAGACTACCCATACCACGAGAAGATACTCCTACTGTTATATTATTTTCTATCAAGGTTTTTAATATATTCCCAGAAGGGGTAGGTAAAATTTCAATCTCACCTACCACATCATTACCCTCCCAGAATATTTTAATTATATTATGAGATACATTTTTTAAGTTAATAATTTGAGATTCTGGGTGGTCCAATTCTCCTGTAGCGTTGTTATTGTTAACAAATTTTTTATATTTATCAACTTCTCTTTCCCATAAGTCTCTTGAATAATATCTACCATTACCATTCTTTATTTCAGCTGTGGCTAGTATTCCACCTACAATAGGATTTCCACGAGAAGAAACTTTCCCCTCGGTAAGAAGTGTACCTTTTGGTTTAAAAAGTCGTGTATCTACTAATAATTTTTTATCCATATTAAATGGTAGGTTTATTTACAAATTGTTCAAGTAGTTCTGTAGGAGTGGAAATGGTTTTGTTTTCTTCTAAATCTCCGTATCCACTACCTTTCCATTCACCTTTTGGTTCTTGAGGTTCTGTTAAACCCGGGTGGTCCTTAGTGTAACCTACACCATCTACTCCAAATTGACCATTTTCGACATAATATAATCTATTTGTTCCTAAGTTTTTATTAACTATTTCTTTTACCTGGTTTATAGATTTATCTTTATTGCTTTCTTGGTTCATTTCATAGTAAAAACCCTTTAAAAAGCTTTCGCCATAATTATTATCTATATTTTCTTCTTCAGTATAATTGTAGTTTTTTTCTTCAAGATCAGTAACTTGGTCGGAAGGTTTTTTATTATTTATTTTAACTTCCTCTTCTTCATTTATATTTTGATTAAAAATTTTAAACCAATCGGGGTTTGAAGGTTTAGAAGTCACTACTCCCACACCCATAATATTTTCATTAATAATACCTCTGTCTTTTAAAATATCAAGGGTTTGAGAAAAAGGAGCACTATTGGGAATAAAATTAGAAAACTGTTTTTTAGCCTGTTTTGTAAAAATTTCTTTATCACCTCGGTTTTCTTGAATTAAGTTATATTGTTCTTGAAGAGTTTTCATAATGTTATTGATTTAATAATTCTTTTATATCTTTTATATAGTCTAAAATTAGGTCTGTGGGTTTAACCACACTAAATGAACCCGGATTAGCAGAATAATATTCAGCAGTTTCTTGTTTAGCATTAGATAACATCTTATAAATATCATTCATGTGTTGTTCAATTTGATCAAATGCTTCTATTCTTTGATTTTGAAATTCATTGGTAGTTTCACCAACTTCAAAAAGTTGTTTTACTTCTAAACCAGAACCTTTAATTTTATCGGGTACTAATTTATATTTAAATTTTTTTACATAATAGTTATCTACAACACCTTTTGGACCAGCTTTTGGACCAGGTCCCAATTTAGATCCTATATTTTCTTTAGCTAATTTATATCCCATTTTACGTAAAGGTTTTATATTCTTTTTTTTAGAAAAAGCTTTTGGAGTTGCGTATTGAGCACCAGTTCCTGGGGAAAAAGAAGCTGCCCCACTACCTCCTCCGGTAGAAGATATTTCGTCTAATTGTTGTTTTATGCTTTTATACTGGTCAGGGTAGTTATCTCTAAGATATTTTCTATAAAGATTAAATGTATCTTTAAGTTGTCTGAATATAGTGTCTAGTTCTTGGGAATTTTTAAATTCATCTGAAGATGACACCCTTTTAAAAGCTTTCACAGCTTTATTAAATTTTTTTAGTGAATCACCAAAGTTGGCTAGTTTAATGATTGTGTGGCTTACTTGTGATGTTTTATCATCAACACTATCTGTTTTATAATAAGTGTCTAAGTTATCAGAAAAAAAATCTCTATCGTAGTCTATAGACCCATAATTATTTTCTATCCTTTTTAGAAAATTAGGATCTACTTCTGATGGTTTTACTATTTCTTTTAAATTACCCATTAGATTTTTTGATTTCTGATAGAAGACTATTATACTGTAATAAATCAACTAAATGTTCATTATCAACTAAAGTTTTTTTATCTAAAGGTTCTAATAATTTTACAATTTCGTGTAATTTAATTTTAGTTGCCTTGTTGCTAACCTTTTTAATTTCCTTCAAAAGTTCCTCCTTAATATATTGTATTTCTTTATTATAATAATCTTTTAATTGGGAGGTGTTATCTACGGATTCAATTAAAATTTTTAACGTTTCTTTTTGTTTAGGTAAAAGATTAGAATATCTTTCGTTAAAATTTTCTAACATAACTTGATATGTTAGAATACGTAAATCCTTATTGTATGATTTAAATTCATTTATTAAATTATCTTTTACATCTTTTTTTTCTATATCTTGAGATGTTAAATATTCTAATAATGTAACTTTATTATTTACAATTTGTTGAGGATCAACTACTTTATTTGAATTATATATCTCAAATAAAGAATATAAAGATGCTTGTATTTTATAATCTTTTAATTTAGTTCTAAATAAATCATTTATATCATAATGATTTTTTAATTCTTTTATTAAATTATGTTTTTCCCTTTTTAATGAAGATCTATTTAATTTTTTGGAAGAATCTAATGTAGAATTTATAATAAAATTAGCTTTAGATTCATTTACATTCTTTGATTTAAGGATTGACTCATACATTTTATATTCCTTACCTATTTCTGTATTGGTAAAGTATTTTTTAAGTATTTTCGAAGCGGGAGAGTTTTGGCCCGATAAGACATCTGAAGTGATTTGTTTGACTAAAACTTCAAATAAAATACTAGTATTTTTAAATTTAGAATGCTTTATGCGCATTTAGATAATATTTTTATTATAAATATATGGAATTTTTTACTCCTTAAGATTAGATTCATCTAAAAAAGAGCCACTAGTTTCATTTATCACACCTTTTTTACTTTTAGATAGTGATTTTATCATGTCTCTATACTTAGTCTCTAAAGATAGTGTATTCTTATTGTTATTAGCATTGGGGTTCAGTCTACCATTATCATTATAGTCATTTTTAGTTCCCTGCGCTCCTAATCTATCTTTACCAAAATTGTTATCTTGGGTGTTTATATTAGTAGATTTTTCTTTTGGTCTACCCTTCTTAGGAGATGTTTCATCATATCCATCTGGTACATTACCTGAATTTGCAAATCTATCTCTACCATATAATGAAGCTAAATCATGTGGAGTACCATAAGTTTTACCACTTTCATAAGGATCATTACCTTCATTTTCTATTTGACCTGTTTTAAATTTTCTCTTAGCATCTTCATCAATTAAATCTCTAAATTCATTGTATTCTTCTTCACTAAGATTAAATACATTATTATAAACCCAATCAGTAGGAAATATTCCACTCTCTACAGCGTTTGTGGCTAACTCTACTTTACTTTTAAGAAGTTCTACTCTTTCTTGATCATAAATTATAGAGGGGTTAGTTAAAGATAATTCAAAATTATTTAATTGATCTTTTCTATATCCCTGACTATATAAATGAATTACGGCTATCTTATAAAGTTCTGAGGTGATTATTCTTTGAATTCTTTCTATAGTACGTGCAAATCTCATATCCTGGGATGCCAGGGTGGCTTTCCCATCAGTATCTTCATCATAACCCATAAAAGCTTTTGGGATTTTAAGAGCGGCAAATAATTTTTCTCTTAAATATTTTACATCCTCAATACCATCCCATTGCAACCCATTTAAGGTTTCTATTTTTGTAGAAGTATCATTTCCTCTTACAGGGATATAATAATCTTCTAATATATTTTCTAAATTGTATTTTAAGTTATATTCCCCACTTTCTTCATCTATATGGGGGGTACGTTTCATTTTACTTACAGTTTGTTCCATAAATGCTTCTACCTCATTTGGTGGAATAGAACCTATATTCATATAATGGATTCTTTTTTCGGGGGCTCTAACTATTCTATGCATTAACATAGCATCTTCCATTAAGCTATATTGTTTAAATAGTTTACGTGCTGGTTCTATGTAGCTATTATGGACTATGATACCGTCTGAAATAAAATTTGAATTTTTAGATACTTGAATATCATATGTTTCTTCAGGTAATTCTTCAGTTATAGATTTTATTTTATATAATTCTATATTAGAATTTTCAATTTTACTTCTTTCAGGGTTATTACAATGAACTACGTAATCTCCTACTTTTAAATTTTTTATTTGTTCATATTTAGGTTCATTATTTAATATATCCCATACTAATATAGGGTGATTGTCACTACCTCTTACTTCACTATGTGAAGTTTTAACAGAAAAAATATTTTTTATACCTGAATTTGTGGTATTTAATACTTCGGCTAATTCATATTTTTCTGTAGTTAGGTTAAAGGTCCATACTTTATCTCCCTTTTTAATATCTTGTATTTCTTTATAAGAATTTTCAGTGTATATCCTAGATTCAGGAGCTAGACAACGTCCGTATGGAAGAAAGTTTACATCCGTTAATAAGCGAAAATGAGCCATCTCATAATTATCAAACGTTATTCCCCTATCACTATCTTGATTAGGAACATTGTAAAACCCATAACTTGTAGAAGCTATACCTTCGGGGTCAAACCTAAACTTTGTAATTTGGCCCTCTTCTTCATCGGGACCTTCAACTCTTTCAATATGGAATGCAGTATAAGGAATAACATTATATACCCCAAATTTTTCAGCTATCTCAAGTTTAAGGAAAAAATCTCCATACTTACACATGTTTCTTACCCAAGGCCATAAGTTAAATTCAATATTTAATACATCATAAAATAAATTATATAAAACTTTTTGTACTTCCTCATCACTAGATTTAATGGATAATACCTCCCCCATATCATCTTTTAATGTTGACTCGTCAGCTATGATATCTAAAGAAGATGCTATGATTGCATCAGTATCCATAGAGTCATAATCAGAGTAAAGAGAAGGTCTTAAATATTGGTAATTAAAATTGGATTGTCTACCATATAACGAGGTTTGTGAGTTAGTATATATTCTATTGAATCTATCTACTAAGGAATTTGTTTGTAATTTACCAGTAGTTTGAATTTTATTGACATCAATTATTTTTAAGTTATCTCCTCCCACATTGCGTATTACAACATCAGTAGAGAATAATCTTTTTAAATTATTGAATAAATTATTTTGTTGAGCCATACTTTATTTTATTTTAATAACCAACTAATATTTACAGAGCCATCCTTAGTATCCATTTCATATGGGTTTTTAACTCTCTTATTAGTATACATACTAGGATGTTTGGTTCTTTGAGAGGATATGTTGCCTAATGAAGCTCTAGCCATATCTAAACTATGTTGTTGAAATCTTAATGATGTGTCTCTTAGAAACATACCAATAGCAAATGACATAACCAAATCATCGTTATATCCTACTTGAGCTTCTGGGCGGCCATTTTTCCAAACAAATACTTTCATTTCTTCCAAAAGTCTTTTTGATTTAATTGTAACTCCTTGATCCCCCACAGCTTCCCTAAATTTATTTACACATAAAGGGCGAGTTTTACTAGACATAGTAAAGCCCGGAGTGGTATCAGAGCTATTTTCGTAATTTCTAAGGTAAGATTCAGCTGTTAATGTATCAGATTTTGGAGAATAATACATATTATTATACCCTCTATACAAAATAGCATCTATGGATGCCCACCCAATATTAGCATTTTCCACTACTAATAAAGCATTGTTATATTCGGTAGCTAAACCTACTAAGTAATATCCAAATTCCTTTGGGGGTAATTGTCCTCTATATTCAGCTACTTGGGTATTGGATTCTATATCTATTACATGTGCGGCTGAATAATCTTTGCCATCTCCTCGAGCTACATCCGCTACAACCATATAATCACGAGAAAAATCCGAAGGTTCCCACACCCAAGTATTTTGATCTACACCTCTTCTCTCCAAAGGTTCTGATACCGTTGATTTTTCTATAAAATCTATCCACTCACTATAAAAAACAGTATCACCAGAGGTATTAAAATCTGTATCACACTCCTGGGCTGCTAATCTAGGATCCCCTAAAAGTTCATCCTGTTTGTCTCTCCACTCTTGATCTCTTTCTGGGTGAACCCACCAAGGTAATCTTATTGGTATAAAATCATTTTCTTTATTTTGAGCAGACACCCAAGTTTTATGGAACCAATTTCCCGTTCCATAGGGGGTTGATAAAACTATGCTTTGACCACCCGTTGCTAAGGTTTGTTGAGCTGAGGCCCATATTTCTCCAATACTGTCAATAAAAGCTGCCTCATCTATTATTAGTAAAGATACAGCTTCGGATCTACCAGCATCTGAGTTAGCAGAAGTAGCTTTTATCATAGAACCATTGTTTAATCTTAATGATAGTTTGTTATTTTCAGCTGCTGCGACTTTTAACCAGGTAGGTAGAGCATCATACATAAATTTTACTTTGCTAACCATATTACGAGCAGTTTCTTGTTTGGTTGCAATACAAAGTATGTTTTTATCTTTAAAAAATAACATAAGCCATAAAGAATACCCGGCAACTAATGTAGAAATACCTAATTGGCGTGACTTATTTATAATACTATAATTATGGTCAGTAATCTTTTCTAAAACTTTTTCTTGAAAAGGGAATAAAGAAAATAAGATTCTACCCCTTTGTGGGTGTTGTATATTACAATACTTCTTCATAAAGTGAGTAGGATTTTGGGCACATCTAATGTATTCCTCACGTATTATCTTTTTTAGATCCTGACTCATTATTAGTTAAATTTTAATTTCCAATATGCACTTAAAGATAATATTGGTTTAAATTTTTGATTAACCCCTACACCTATTCCATACATATTATTACTATTATTATATAATCCCTTTATACCAATAAAGTTTATAGAATTAGAGTTACCTTGTATATTTCCTCCCAAATAAAACCCTTTACTTTTTTTGTAAACAGTTTTTGTTACTTCGGGTATTTCTAAAGTTGTTTTAACATTACGAGAAAAAATTTTATTTTTCCAAATAGTATCGTTTACTGTGATTTCCCCATAAGATGATGTAAAAACTGTATCTGAATAATAGTATTTGGTATAAAAATTTCTAATATCTTTTTTAATAGAAACCGGAATTTGTATAGAATCATATACTACTTTAGGAATAGATATATTTTGCCAAGATAGATTATATATTGTGCTATCTTTTTCTATTATATTATAAGTAGTATCTGATTTAATAGAAAGGGTTTGGGGGCAAGGATTTAAAATTTCTGTTGAAAAAAAATATCCTATTATTACACCTAACAATAGAATAAAAATATTTATATAAAATTTTTTCATTTATAACATCATTTCTAATTCTTTTTTAATTTTAGTTAAAGTTTTGAGACGTGATTTTATTTTTTCTTTTTCATCACCTTCAGAATCTTTATATGCTTTAACTAATTTTTGCATTTCTTTTTCGTCTTTATATAAAGATTTTGGCATCGTGTCACAAGCTAATGTGCTTTTAATCTGGTTGCAATCTAAGCACAGTGTTTGACAATTATCTGGATGATCATTTCCACCATCTCGTTGCGTATGGATGTGATCTACAATTAACATACCATTAGCTACTCTGTCCCTCACTAAAGGATCATCAATTTTTTTTACCATCGGGTGGTCCCATGGATTCTTACCACAAAAATCACAAGTAGTTTTCTTATTAAATGTCCATGGACGATCTAACCTAGCAGGTCCCCCATATTCACGTAACATTATTTGATGCGGTGCACATAACCGTTCACCTGGTCCTTTGAATATACTACGAGAATTGCTACACCATTCTAAACTACAACAACCCCGTGTCGATTTCTTTAGTCCAAAATCACCTAGCTTAGAACGTTCAAAAAAATATTGTGACATAATATATTTCTCATTTCAAATAAGTACCCCAAGGTTCCCTTAGTTCTGGAGCTAAGTCAACAGGGCCTCCTTGTTCTAACCATGTCTCCGATATCGTGTAGATGACACATCCGTTTACTATTACATCACGCCATCTACACTCTCGTTCCTCAAAGTCATATACACCATCAGGAACTTTCTTACGAAACTTATCAGGCATCACATGA